GAAAGCTGTGAATCCTGTACAATTTAGAATTACTGCAGAGAAAGAAAAAATGATTCAAGGAATGACCGTATTTAATACTCAAGAGGTAGATGCCAAAAAGCAACCTATGTTTTTTGGTTCTCCTCTTGGAGTTCAAAGATATGATTCTTATAAGTATCCAATTTTTGAAAAACTTACTCAACAACAATTAGGTTACTTTTGGCGTCCAGAAGAAATTTCTCTTCAAAAAGATAGAGCAGATTATCAAACTCTTCGTCCTGAACAAAAACATATCTTCACTTCTAATTTGAAGTATCAGATTCTTCTTGATTCTGTTCAAGGAAGAGGTCCCGGAATGGCATTTGCTCCATACTGCTCACTTCCTGAATTGGAGGCATGTATGAAGGTCTGGGAGTTTATGGAGATGATTCATAGTCGTTCCTATACATATATTATTAAGAATGTGTATTCAGACCCAACAGAAGTTTTTGATTCTATTTTAAGTAATGAAAAAATTCTTGAACGTGCTTCATCAGTAACTGGTGCATATGATGACTTTATCAATTCTGCACAATTTTATGGAAATTCAAATCTTTGGATTCATGCACAAGAAGGTGCTGGTAGTGCCAGAGAAGAACGTATAGAACTTAAAAGAAAACTTTATCGTGCAGTAGCAAATGTCAATATTCTCGAAGGTATCAGGTTTTACGTTTCGTTCGCTTGCAGTTTTGCGTTTGGTGAACTCAAACTTATGGAAGGATCCGCTAAAATTATCTCTCTCATCGCAAGAGACGAAAATCAGCACCTTGTTATTACTCAAAACATCCTCAATAAGTGGCGTGAAGGAGATGATCCAGAAATGCAACAAATTGTTAAAGAAGAAGAGGAATGGGTAAAAAGTGCCTTTGAGAATTGTGTAAATGAGGAAAAAAGATGGGCAGAATATTTGTTTAAGGATGGTTCCATGATTGGGTTGAATGATAAGTTACTTGGAAACTATGTGGAATGGGTTGCTAATCGTAGAATGAAAGCAATTGGCATTAAACCAATCTATGATGTTGCTGCAAAGAATAATCCACTTCCTTGGACTGAACATTGGATTAGTTCTAAAGGTCTTCAAGTAGCACCGCAGGAAACAGAAGTTGAAAGTTATGTTGTTGGTGGTATTAAACAAGATATGAAAAAAGATTCCTTTGCTGGATTTCAACTTTGACAAGAGGGGCATATGCCCCTCTTTTTTTATAAATACTTGAAACATCATAGAATTACTATGTCCAGTATTCACGATATAAAATACTTGTATGAAAATGCTGTTTATGCAGAAGGTGTTGCAGCAGAACATCCAGATATTGCAGGGCAAAAAGAATTTGCAAATAAAGCAGATGCTGAAGTTGCTCGTAGAAGAGCAGCAAGAGCAAAGAAAGCAGGACCACAACTTCCTGGTTTTGTTGCGTCAATGAAGAAGGAAGAAACTGAACTTGGTGAAAGACATATGACTTCTGCGGAAAGAAAAAAAGAAGAAGCACTCGGAAAAAAAACTGGTTCTGCAAAAGAAGCAATGATGAAAGAGTATGGGACAGAAAAAGGAAAACAGATTTATTATGCTTGGAAAAGAAAGCAAGCAATGAAAGAAGAGATTGAAAATCTTGAAGAGAAAGCAAGAGGAACTAGACCAAAGAAAACAGTTCACGCATATGATGTAGATGAAACCTTGTTTGGTCACGGCAAGAAAGGAAAACCAAATGTGCAAGTTCATGTAAAAGATGCATCTGGAAAGAGAGTTAAGAGTTTAAGTAATCAAGAGTTTAATACTCATAAACTTGATAAAGGTCATTCTTATGATTTTAGTGAATTCCAAAGTGCCAAGAAGTTTAAAGAAACTTCAAGTCCAAACAAAAGTATGGTTAAGGACATCAAAAGAAAGCAAGCAAGAGGACAAAATGTTCATTTGGTCACTGCTCGTTCTAAATTTGATGAACCAAAAGAATTTCATGGTCATTTGAAGAAGCATGGCATTGATGTTCCTTTAAAGAACATTCATTATACTGGAGGAATGAAGGGTGGTGATATTGGTGATAAGAAAGTGAAAGTTGCGTCTGCAATTGCAAAAAAAGCAGGCACATCCAACATTCATATGCACGATGATGCCGCAAAGGTGCATAAATCTTTTCAGGCACATCAAGAAGAAAATCCAACTTCGGCAAAAATTAAAACTCATTTAGTAAAACCAAACAAAAAAGGAGAATCCATGTCACGTTCCTATCAAGCAACCAAAGAAGAATTGCTCATCAAGTTTCCAGGAAAAGAAACTATTCAAAATGAGAATAAGGAATTATCTCCTTATGAGTATTGGAATACTTTTATTAGAGAAAATAAAGTTGAACCACAAGTAATTGAAGAACAAGTACAAGAAATTGTAACTGAAGAAGAAACTGATTTTGGTTCTTATTCTTATTGGAAATCAGTTCTTCATGAACAAAATGATGCATAAGATAAAATCCCACAAATCAGTTGAAACGATTGCAAGGAAACATCGTCTTGATGTTTCCTTTGTAAAAAATCAACTTGAAATGGGTATTCCTATTGAATATGAACATACTAGAGATAAAGATCTTGCAACTGATATTGCACTTCAACATTTAGATGAGATTCCAGATTATTATACTCGTTTGAAAAAAATGGAATCATCTGCAAAGAAAGAGCATAAAAAGTTTAAGGATGTGAAAGAAAGTAAAAAAACATTCAAAGAGTTCCGTGAGAACTTATATGAACTTTAATTTTGGAAGAAAACAAACAACGGTAATACAATATGCTATTATTGGAGTAGTGCTAACAAGTATTGTTGGTACTTTATCTCAATGTACTCATATTCCAGAAGATGTGATATATAAAGCAATTGATAATATTCAAAGACGTATTATTCCTGGATCAAGGTTAAATGATTATTTTATTCGTGATCCTCACTTATTGGATTTGAGAATTAAAGGTGATGTAGATGATGCAATAGGAAACTATGAAAGATGGGAAACAGAACACCGAACCATCAATATGAAAAATAGAAATATCTTAAAAGAAATACAAAAATCCAAATACACTGATACACAAAGAACAATTGTAGAGAATGCAATTTATTATGAATTTCCACCTGATGGAAGTAATGCACAAAAACTTTTAGGTGGAACTATGGGTATTAGAGGGATTTGGGTGAATGTAAAAGAAAATAATGACTAAATATAAGTATAAAGTACTTTTTTAAACAAATGTCCAACTGGGGAAGTGCAAAAACTTTAAAAGATATTGCAGATGCTTATAGTGCAGTATACGAAGCAAAGAAAAAGGTAGATCAAGACCAAGATGGTGATAATGACTTTGCAGACGTAAGAATTGCAAGAATGATTGCTTCTGGGGTTCCCAAGGAAAAGGCAATTGCTATGGTGAAGGATAAATCTTATAATGAAGAAGTTGAAGTAGTTGATGAAGGTATTCGTAGTACAATCAAAGGTTTATTTTCTAAAAAGAAAGAAGAAGAGGCACCCAAACCAGAAAGTAGAGGTGATCAACTTCGTAAAAAATATAATGTAGGTCCAGAAAAATCTTATACTTCTGCTAAAAGACAAATTCTAAACCGTGCTAAAGGCAATGCTGAAAGAGCACAGACACAAGTTGATATGGGCAATGCGTCACAATCTTATGCAGATAAGGCAAAGGGAGCACATAATAGATATTTAAAGGCAGGATACAGCAAGTATGGTGCTGATATCCCACACCAAGGTAGAGGAAATAAAGCACGTAAGAGAGCTGCTGCTATGACTGCAACTGAAGCATATGAACTCGTAGCATTACATCTTCTTGAAAATAAATTTGCATCAACAATTGAAGATGCTGATAATATCATTAGAAATATGAGTGATAACTGGATGGCTGAAATTCTTGAAGGTTGATATAATATTACAATTGATTAAGGCACCTTGACAGGTGCTTTTTTTATGACTATAATAACTCTGTTAGGGTTGAAGATAAGTTATACTTATAAATAACTTGAATATTATTAAGGACCCAAATGAGTTATGAAAACCCTTGGTTATATCAAGGAAAAGTTTTTGAGACAGAAGATATTCAGGAGAATTTTGGATTTATCTACTTAATAGAGTGTGAAGAGAACAGTAGAAAATACTTAGGAAGAAAATACTTTTGGTCTTTTAGAACACCAAAAGGAAAGAAAAGAAAAGTAAAACAAGAAAGTGATTGGAAAAAATATTATGGATCTTGTCCAGAACTTAAAGAAGATATTAAGATATTAGGTAAAGATAAGTTTAAAAGAAGTATTTTATCTCTTCATAAAACATTAGGAAAAACTAATTATGAAGAGACAAGATTGTTGTTTTTGAATAATGTTTTAACAGAAGCATTGGATGATGGATGCCCAAAGTTTTATAATTCAAATATACTTTCTAGATATTACCGAAAAGATTATTTTGATGGTCAAATTAATAAATAAGTTATGTGTTAGTAAATATTTCCATGACATTAGATCTTCATAACTTTTTTAAGTATTATGATGATAAGAATGCAGATCATGTAGCAGCAGTTCAATGGTTAGAGGATAATCTTCCTGCTGAATATATGGATGATTCTGAAACAGATTGGGTAAAAATTTTTAGAACCAAACCACCAACACCTGCAGTTCTTGCAGTTCCTTATTTCAATCAAGTAGATAACTATAGAGATGCTCACCGTACTTGTAATAGTTCTTCTTGTGCCATGTGTCTTGAGTTTTTAAAACCAGGCACTCTAAAGGGAGCAAAGGGTGATGATGCTTATGTTCAAAAAGTATTCGCAATTGGTGATTCAACTGACCATGCAGTTCAGACCAAAGTTCTTGCAGGTTATGGTGTTAAATCACACTTTAGTTACAATCTTTCTTTTTCTGATGTTGATAAAAGTTTATCTGCTGGTAAACCTGTCGTTATTGGTATTCTTCACAGGGGTTCTCTTTCTGCACCTACTGGCGGGCACATGGTTGTAGTCATCGGTACTACTCCAGATGGTAAAGGTTATTATATCAATGACCCTTATGGTTCATTGAATGATAACTATACTGGTCCTGTAACTAATGGACAGAAGACCATTTATACCAAAGCAGTTCTCAAGTATCGTTGGTGCCCAGGTGGCAATGACGGTTGGGGTCGTATTTTCGATTAATCATTAAGGAGAAAAGACAATGGCAAAAGTAGATTTACACAATTTCTTTAAATTTTATGATGAAAAGAACCCCAACCATGTGAAGGGTGTTCAGTGGATGGAAGATCACCTTCCAGTTAAATTTTTAGAAGATAATGCAGAGTGGGCAGAGATCTATAGAGGAAAAAAGCATAGTGCTGTAGCAGCTACTCCTGCCGTTGCAGCATCTGGTGGTGATGATGTTCCAATGATGGGTATCAAACTTATTAAGGAGTTTGAAGGATGTAGATTAAATGCTTATCCCGATCCACTATCAGGTGGACTTCCAATCACGATTGGTTGGGGTGGAACTCGTAAGAAGGATGGATCTCCATTTCATCTGGGTGACAAGATTACTCAAGCAGAAGCAGATGAACTTTTGATTGAAGAATGTAAGCACAACTTTCTTCCATCACTTCGTAAAATTCCACACTGGAATGAAATGTCTGATGGTAAAAGAGGAGCTCTTCTCAGCTTTGCCTATAATTTGGGTGCTGGTTTTTATGGTAGTGGTGATTTTAATACTATTACACGTACATTGAAAAATAAAGAATGGGACAAAGTTCCCGATGCGCTTTACTTGTACAGAAACCCTGGATCTAATGTAGAAGCAGGACTTGCACGTAGAAGAAAAGCAGAAGGTGAATCTTGGAAAAAAGGTTAACCTATTCACAAAAGAAAAATGACTAACAAGAAAAACGAAAATACCATGGGACAATTAATTCGTATATGTATCTTGGGTTGGTCTGCTGCTCTTCTTACAGCAAGTTATGCTGGTACTCTGTCTAAGATGGATCCAACATTTATTGCAACAGTTTTTACTGCATCTGCAGCTACTTTTGGTATTAATACAATGAAGAAAGGTGGAGATGATGAAGATGAAAAGAAAGAAGCACCAAAGAGAGATGAGTTTGTAGAAACTCCTCCAGAACCACCTGCAGATGAATCTCCAGAAACTCTAGAAGCAAGAGTGGAAGCTCTTGAGACTAAAGTGGATGAAGGTGAAGGATTTGTTCAACCTCGTACAGGTGGAGTCTAATGGCAAAATCATCAAATAAGGGTAAGAAAGGTTCCAATGGTTCTAAACAGAATCAGGGGAATTCTACAGCAAAGAAGGCAAAGAACGGTGGAAAGAAAAAATGAGGATTTATGGCAAGAGAGTGGGACACTCCTAAACGTGGGTGTTGGAATAAACCAATACATCAAATATTAAAATCCATAGATAATCACACCCGTCTTCATTTGGAGACGGGTGATTTTTGGCATGAGGAACAGGCACAGATACTAAGAAAGTATGTTAAAGATTTAAAAGTTTGGATACACAAAG